TAACTCCGTGTAACTTGATAAACATGTCAGCCTACCTCCGAAAACTTCTTCACGTATTCGTCCTGCTTTTCCATGCGCTTCTTGTAGAGCTGGCCACGGAGTTCCGGATAATCGTGCTGGATCTTCTGTCTTGTTCTTCTAACGGTTTCAAATGAGGGAATCTTCAATGCGTTGTGGTTCCAGAGGACCGCTGAGAGGCGCATTGACATAGCGTTAGGGCTGATTCTCTGAATTACCCAGCCTATGACCTTAAAATCGTCGTCACGAGCTTCAGGGTGATCTGTAAGGATCTTCTTAACCAATTCGTTTAAGTCTGTCACTGTTTAACCTCCTTCTTTTCTGTCCACCATTTACAGGTGTATGTCTTTTTTGTTATTTGGGGTTTTGAGGGGACCTTGAAGCACACTCCGTCACCTAATAGGACACGCTTCTTGTTAAGCCTGTACGATGCACAGGTCTCGCAATTCTTTTTCATAAGCGCCTCCGATCAGAAGGAACTGAAGTATGTTTTGTCCTGTTGGGGAATGTCGATAACCTCGACTGTAGGCCTTGAATACCTGTTGCCGTCATAGGCGAGGTCAGGCCTTCTGTATAACTCGTCCTGGATTGCCTTCTTCTCAGCCTTGAGCTGAAGGATCTCGTCGTCCTTCTGTCTGATGAAGTCTGCCTGCAGCATCGCATCTGCGAGAAAACCGAGGATAAAGCAAGCGATTCCAACTGCTGTTGCTATAATTAACAATTTCATAATCTTCCTCCGATTCTGTTAGTCCTTGGGTTTCCCGAAAGGAAACGTGACTTTGTAAATGGTTTCGTAGTGGCTGTTGTAGTTCTTTACCTTTTTGAGTTCAGGGATATAGATGTCTATGTGCTTACGTTTGACAGCTGATCCGGTGTCCTCTACTCGGTAGATCCTTCCGCCTACCTCGATGTAATCTCCGAAGCGGAAATACTTGGGAACGTCTGCAGCGCACGTTGTGATATTGCCTTGATGGACCTTTCCGCCTGATGCAGTGATCTTCGAACCTGTCTCCATGTGCGAATAAGCTGTGATGTAATAACGGCCTATCGGCTCCGTGGCATAAAACAATGCCGACATTTCAAGTTCTTCTTCAAACTCCGCTGAATAAACATCTGGCTTATTTGCCCCTGCTTCGATGTCCGGTATGAGTTTCGGGAGTGTTCGCACCTGGATAACTTCTTTCGGTGCTTCCTGAACAGGTTCCGTAACTCGTAAAAAGATCAGTGTGGAACCGAAGACGATGCAAAAGGCTGAAATGCGGAGCAGCAGATCTACTGCTTTGATGGTTCGAGGGTTCATCTGACATAGCTGAGAACGTGAACGGACTTAGCCTTCTTGTTGTCAGGCCTGTCGAAATAAAGCTGTCCATTGAGGATATATCCTGTCGTTACTTTAAGGTGATTCACTGAACAATGATTCAATCTCGTTAAGTAGGTAAAAGCATCGAACCAAACGTGGTCAGGGCATTTTTCAGGAACCACAACGAACTTCTTCTTTCTTGATGTGAGTCCTTCATAGATCTCAAATGTTACTTTCTTTGTCATTTAAATCTTCCTCCTGTAGATCTCGTCAAACTTTCCTTTCCAAGCCTCGTGTGCTTTTTGCAGTTCTTCGTAGTCGAAGCTGGGCCTGTCGAGGATCTTTGCCTGAATGTTTGCTGAGATAGCCTTCTTCTCAGCTCGGGTGAAGTCCTTGAAGCCGTGTAAACAGTCGTAAAGCCTTCTTTGTGACATGCACCCTGCGTGTGCGAGTTCCGTCATGTTCTCAAAATAGTTGTTTAACGACGGATAGAGAGTTCCCTGTATCATGGTTGGCTTTTTGCAACCGTAGGCTCAAAAAAATAAGAGTTGATTTCTTCGAGCGGGATCTCAAGAAGCTCTATTGCCTTCATCATAGTTGCTCCCTTCCAGTCTCTTCCTGCAAGGTAACGGCTCAGCGTAGACTCGTCCATTTTCATAGCTTCTGCAAAGTTCTTCTGATTGCCGTACTTCTCGATGATTCGAGCCTTGAGCTTGTCAGTTTTGTACGCCATCTTTTCCTCCTTTCTCGGTTTCCGTTTTGCAACTTGACATTATCTTAACACACAGTTTCATTTTTGCAACCCCTAAAAATTGCTTTTTTGCAACCGAAACGAATTTGTAATATAATCAGGCTGAAGGGAGAGGATAATATGGAGGATATTAGGGAAAGAATTAAAAAGGCCCTTGAGGTCAGAGGAATGATGCCTGTTGACCTTGCACGGAAGAGCGGTATCAATAAAGGATCTATTTCAAAATACCTAAAGGGTGATGTTATACCGAAGCAGAGTGCGATTGGTGCGATGGCGGAGGCGCTGCACGTACTTCCGTCTTGGCTAATGGGATATGATGTACCGATGGAAGCCGTCACTCCGGAAGTGACAACCATCGACATAAGTAAACTGAGTGAAGAGAATAAAAAGAGGCTTGAAGCATACTATCAGGCACTTATAGATTCGCAGGGGTAATTATGGTATCGCCTAAATGGGATGGCCAGCGCTGGCGCATAAGAGTGATGCAAGAAGGAAAAACACACTCCTTCTCATCTTCCATGCTCGGATCAAGAGGTCGTAAGGAAGTAATCAAAAAGTACGAACAATGGTACTATGATGAAGGTGCCGGCGAGAAGACTGTACTTTGCGTTTCTAAAGAATTTCTTTGCGATGTCAAAGCACGTCGAGGCGAGACCTCCGAAGCTTACCGACAATATGAGCGCTATATACGGCTCTACATCGCCCCTGTGTGCGGTTCTCGTAAATTACGTAAAATGACACTAAGAGATTGGCAGAACGTCATAAACGGCGCTACAGGGCGAAATAAGGCACTATCTGAGAAGACTTTGAAAAATCTCCGTGGAATTATAATGGGAATAATCAAGTTTGGTTATGAAGATTATCAATGTGAGCTGCTCCGTGGCGATCTCTACATTCCAAAAGGACATTCGAGAAAAGAAAAAGAGATCCTGCAGCGTGAAGACGTGAAACGTCTATTGGAGCCCTCCGACCTCTGGTATTATCCTCTGTTCGTTATGGGATTGCTTACAGGCGCTCGTCCGGGCGAGCTTTTAGGCTTACAGCTCGATGACGTAACTCCTGATAGAATTATCATACGCAGATCCGTGAACGCTTCAGGACAGATCACAGAGGGCAAAACGGCAAACAGTAAGAGGATGATTCCTCTGGGGAACCTCGCACGGTCCGTTATCCAGGACACGATCAAGAGGAACGAACAATATAACCTCCGAACAAAGTGGATCTTCTGCAGTCCTGACGGAAGTATGGGAACCCAGTCGACAATGCGTAACCACTGGCTGAAGCTGAAGGCGGAGCGTGATCTTCCCGGATCAGTTTACTCCCTCCGACACACCTTTATCTCAATGATGAAAAATGTAATGCCAGAACAGATGATCAAGGACATTGTCGGTCATAGTGTCTCCATGACCACCTTCGAGACATACGGACACCTTGTTGACGGTGAAGAGCGTCGAGCAGCTGAGATCATCGACCTTGCTTATGGTCAAAATTTCGGTCAAAATGAGTCCACAACTGACGGACTTTGAGGGTTTTTTAATAGCAAAGTCCACGGATGGCGGTCATTTTGTCCACTGGTGGACAAATCTCAAGGAGTTCGATTCTCCTCATCTCCACCAAAAGAACCGCTCAACCACAAGGGGTTTGGGCGGTTTTCATTTTTCTTCGGTCAAATTATGGTCAAAAGTGGTCTATATTTCAATCTGATTTCGAGGGTGATATAATTGGTTCAGAAAACCTTTTTAAAGGACTACATAGATGCCTGATTCGTGGCCAGGCATAAGAAAAGCCCCCCGGCATAGCCGAGGGGTTCTTCTTTTAAGGAGTATTTAATATGGCGAACAGAACTTGTCTGCCTACGCTTTTGTAAGGTACTTGGATAGACAATAGCCTGACTTACCCTTATACGTTGTTCTGGCCCACTGATCGCATCCGCCGATATTCTGACCTTTTACGAAGTCTGTGACAGTGACCTCCGATTTGTTCGGCATCCATACGATGCAAACAGCCTTAGTGTTCGGTGCAGCTCTCAAGGCGAGTGGAGCACCGGTGTTTGTCTTGACCTTATACTTCTGTGTAACAGGCTTAGGAGGTTCAGGATCAGGATGAGGCTCGGGTGTTGGATCTGTCACAACAGGTGTAGGCGATAAGTATTTACCGCTTGCATATCCGCCGTTGTAATAGGCCCATGTATCAACACCGCCTACACTTTGTCCTTTTACGACCTTTTCAGCCTTAAATGAGGTTCCGTTGTCCAGATAGCCGACCTGCTTCGAGCTCGTATTAGGCTCTGCACGAAGTCTCAAGGCGCTTCCTAACGTGACTACCTTATATGTATCTTCCGTCGGTGTTTCGCCTTGCAGGATAGCCGTAACCCTTTCAGCGAGGTCGCTCATACGGCTCATAAGCCAGTTGCCCGGGCAATCAGTGTCAGAAAACCATCTGTGGACAGTCAGGAGCATTTCATCATCCTTTGGGGAGTATGCCAGGGCTTTGCTCTTGTCACTGATCCAGATAAGCTTCTTTTTACCATAACGCTGGCAGATGTCAGCTGAGAGCTTTATAAGTTTCTCATATACCGCAGTCCTAAAAGCGTAAGGTGATTTTGTGTCTGAAGCGCACTCGATCGTGATTGCCCTGTTGTCGTTGTCTCTGGATGATGATGTCCACGCTCTCCACTCTTCTCTTACGCATCCTCCGACACGTCCGTCTGAACCTATGATGTAATTACTTGAAACCTGTCTGCTCGTTGTTGCGAAGTAATCAAGGCCGTTTTCGATGCTGACCTGACCTACCCAACAATGTGGAGTGATCCTTGTAACCTTGTACGTGCGGTTGCCGGAGTTGTCTTTTGATTCTCT